CAAACAGAAAGTCACTGTCGTAATGATTGTGACCATTTGGCTTTTTTTCTTCCATCTAAATCTCCTTAGTTTTTTAGATAATAAAACTTTTTTTTAATAAGTGTCAAATAAATTTACATAAATTATTTTAAATAATAGTTGTAATATGTAATAGTATCTGTAATATATATACTATAATTTATAAAAAAGGAGAAAATTATGAAACTTACAAATAAAGAACTAAGACAAAAACTTAATGAATTAATGGATGAAATTATTTCTGTTAAAGAATGGATTTTTAACGCTATTGAAATTGAACCACAATTGCCAGAAATGAAAAATAAATTAAAAGAACTTGAAGAAGAATTAGCAAAAATAAAAGCTACAGAAAATAATTAAGGAGAAAAGTATGAGAACAGTAAAACTTACAGAAGAACAAATAGACGTAATTGCTTATGCATTAGAATACATGGGCACTGAATGGGCTTATGTAGCAAGACAATTGTCTGACTCTAAAAGTGTTGAATCTACTAGCATGAAAGACTCTGACAAAAAAGAAGTCCGAAAACAACTTAGAGTTGCTAGAAACATTTTACCCAAACTTGGTTTTAGCAAAGACAATTTTTAAGGAGAAAATTATGAATAAATATATGCGATTACTCACTTACATTAATCAAGATCAAAAGACTTGTTCTTTCTTGGTTTTAGCAGATCATACATCTGGTATTGACTATAAAGCTAAGATTGAAACTTTTTATAAAGGTCTTACTTTAATTAGTGCAAACGACTATCCAGTATTAAATAAAACTGTAGATCAGCAAAATTTAGAAGCTGATAGTTTTGCTAATTATATGGATGCAAAGTTAATTTCTTGCAAAGACCTTTACAAGCTTTAGGACAAAACCATGAATAAAAAAATAGACTTCTCATATAAAGAACATAGAACAGACTTTGAACTTTTCTATGGACAACTGTATTATGACTATCGAAGGGAGTGCGATCTTGACCAAGAATCTTTTCTTACGCAAAAGAAATGGTTGCTCAAAAATTATAAATTTATCGTGCAACAGTACGAAAAAAGTAGGAGAAACAAATGATCTTAATAAAAGTTAAATATGATAATGACTGGTTGCCACCCATGCAATACAAAGACAAACAACAAGCAATCATTAAGTACAACAAACTCATTGCTGCTGGACATCAAGTGGAGTACATCGACCATGCGTAATAAACAAAAAAAAGTTTCAGTGCTAGATTCAAAGTCAACAGATAATATTAATCCACAACATTATAAATCTGGAAACATTGAGTGCATTGATACTATCAAAGCAAGTATGACTCACGAAAGTTTTAAAGGTTATTTAAAAGGTAATATCCAAAAATACATTTTTCGTTATGAAAAAAAAAGTTTAGAAGATTTACAAAAAGCGGAATGGTATTTGACTAGATTAATTCAGGAGTGTAAAAAATATGAGTAACAGCGAAAACGAAATAATTATGGAACGTCTTTATGAAGAAGCTATTGCTAAAGGTATGAGTGTACAAGCAGCAATCAAATACGCTAACGAAGAATTTCAAAAACTACCACAACCATGAGATTTCAAGTAAAAGGTCACGCTATCTTTGGCACTTATGCCAAGACCTTAAATGGCAAGATAGTTATACAAGATGAAGAAACCGATGAGTATATTGCTTATGAAAGATCACAATTAAGGAGAGTACATGACAAAGACTATTAACAGAAAAAAAGTAAGAGCCGATCACAAATTGGCTAACTCTTGGCTCAAAGCTGGAGAGAAACACACAGAAAACTATCAGCAGTTTAAAAAAGACTTAGCACCAATAATTAAGGATATTAGAAAAGATGGTATTAATACTTTGCAAGGTATTGCCGATGAATTGACCAAACGTAAAGTAAAGACAAGATCAGGCAAGATCAAATGGTATGCTTCGCAGATTAGAAATTATTGGGAGAAGTAAATGAAAATTAAAAAAGGTAAAAAAATTGTTTACAAATGTATTTATGAAGTTATGCAAAATATGCCAAAGTTTGCACAAGAACATTGTTTTCAAAGTGCATTAGATTGGGAATTGAAACAACATAATTTAAACTTCACAATTGAAAAAAAAATAAAAATTGAATATAAAGGTGAAGTTTTTGTTGGTTTTTTTAGACCAGATATTGTTGTTGAATTTAAAGATTCAAATTTAGTATTAGAATTAAAACGAGGAAAAGAAAAAGCTGATGACGAATGTCAATTAGAAAGTTATATGACTGTTAGTGGGCATAAAGACAAAGGTATTTTAGTAAATTTTAACGAAGAAACAATCAAAGAATATGATTCAAAAAGTCAAACTTTTTTAATTAAATATTGGAATGACTTTGAAAAAACATTTTCACAAGAATTTACAAAAGGGCATTCAGCTGATAGTGAAATATTAAAGGTAATAGAAAATTTACAAAATACAGATTCTGAACCACAAAATGTTTGGATACAAGCCAAAGATTTATATGGTTTAATTTCTGATTGTTCGGATGGAACAATTAGAAAAAGATTAACTAAATTGAAAGCAATGGGCAAACTTATACATAAAGATAAAAGGTATCAATTGAAAGAAAAAAATTTAGAGTGTTATTAAATGCCTAAGATTGAAAATATAAAGCAGCACATTGAACTTTGTAAAAAAATTAAGAAAGAGAATAAACAAAAAAAGAGAAGAAAAAATAAAAATGCAAATAAAAGTTAAAGAAAATGGTTATTTAACTAAATCAACACTTATAAAAGTACAGCAAAATATTAATAAAAAAAGGAGAAAAAAATGAACGATGAAAAATATTCAGAATATCGATCAAGTCCGATTGGAAAAATAACGCCAGATTACATGATTTCAGCTTCAACATTAGTTGATATATTTGGTTTAAATCCATATACAACACCTAACCAACGACTTAAATTATGTCACGATGCTATGAGTGGCAAAGATATTCGTTTTACAGCAAATAATGCAATGGATATGGGTAACAGATTAGAAAAACCTATAGCTTTAGCTGCTTTTGATCGCATTGGTTTATTAGATATTGAATTAGAGGTTACTGAGCCCGTTAGACACCCTACCTTGCCTTTAAATGGTTCAGTAGATTGTTATGGTATTGCTGATAATTTATTTATTCAAAGAGATGTTGACAAAGGTTTTTATCTGCCAGAAAAAGCCGATGATGAAGGCATCAAAATAAATGGCAAAGGGATTATAGAGATAAAAGCTACTAATGCACCCCACCAAGAAGCACCACCACCTTATCGTGGAGTAATACAAGTAAAAGCATTAATGGCTTGTACTGGACTGCCATACGCAGTAATCGCAATTTTAAATGGTACTGACCTTAGATGTTATTTCTACGAAAGGGAGTTAGAGTGGGAAAAAGAGTTAGCAGAGAAAGTTAAAGACTTTGATGAACGCATACCTCACTGTGATTATTATTCACCTTTTGATACGCAAGATGCAGCTCGTATTAATCCTCAAGACAATGGCGAAACAACTGAACTAACTAAGACAGCACAAAAACACATCGATAATATTGAGACTTGGGAAGGACAACAAAAAGATTTAACTGATCTAATACAGAATTCTAAGACTAAGTTGATGGAAGAAATAGGTGAATCGCAACAAGGTTTTTCTAAAACACATAAAGTAGTTTGGAAAACTGTTAATTACAAAGCCCAACCAGAAAAGACAAAGGTAACACCAGCAAAAGAAGCTTTTACACAAAGAAGATTTAGTATAAAAAAACTTGAAAAATAATTAAAATAATACTTGTAATTTATAATAGTATCTGTATATTTATAATATAATTTATAAAAAAGGAGAAAATTATGAAAACAATAAAACAAATACAAGATGAAAAATTATTTGACTACGATCAATCTTATAAAATTGAATGTGGTCATAATGCTCAGATTGATTTAGAAGAAATGTTTAATTTAAAAGGACTTAATGATAAACAGCTCAAACATTTAAAAAAATCTATAAAAGCTGAATTAGATCAAAAGGCAAGAAGTTACGAAGAAGTAGCAACAAATATAAGAGTAGCTAAACATCACTTCACTAAAGCTTTAGTAGATCAAATTAAACAAAATCAAATGGAAAGACTTCTTTCTAAAATTGAAAATAATTAAAAAGAAAATTATTAAATTAAAGCCACCTACATTGGTGGCTTTTTTTATATAACACTCAACACCAATTTAATATTACGTTTAGCTCTGTTTGGTACTTGAGTAAAGTATTTAGATTTTTTTAATTCTAAGGCAGCTTCTTCATAATCGGCATCTTCCACAGCTTCTAAAAACTTCTTAAATTTGGTTAGACCTTTAATACCTAAATTGAAACACATATCACACAGCACTAAACGAATGTTAAAAGGTTCATACTTCCAATGTGGTAGTTCACGATCTAAATCTAGAAATACGTCTGCAATATCATTTTCAAACATGAAATCTATTTCTGCTACATTTAAGCCTTTGCTCTCTAAATTACGACCTACACCAATTGTTAAGTTGCCTTCGCTACAATGATAAGGTCTATATTCATAGCCTTCTTCATTTTTAAGTTTACCCTTTAACTTTTCTTTTAAAGCTGGAGTAACACCAATATCATCGTTCATTTTTTCTGCCACCTTAAAGACATCAGTAAAATCGGAATACTGCACATAAGCATCCAATTCATCATTATCTCTATACTTAACATTTTTCTTTTTCTTTTTAAACAAACCAAACATAAATTATTTAGCGTGGACATTTTTAGTTTTTTCGTATGATCTCATACCAGCTAGACCAAGCATACCAGTTAAAATTGGTGTTAGAGTACCAATGTCAAATTCAACTAATTGTATTTCTAAACCATTAGCTTTAAAAATCATATCTAAAATATCTCTAACTGCAATACCATAAATAAATAAACAAGATAAAGACCAACCTAAGAAGGGTCGCCAACCAGAAACAAACAAAGACTTATGTTCGGCTTCTTTTAAATTAACTTTTACTTGGGCTAAATTAGCTTCGTGAAATAAAGTATTTAGTTCATGATCTAACTTAGCTTGTAGGTCTTTGTCTTTTACAAACTTATTAACGATCTTTGATACTGGTGCTATTAATTGATCTATCATTCAAACCACTCTCTTTCCATATTTTTTTCAAACAAGGGTCTATATTGTTCTATAGTTACCATTGCCATACCTGATCTTAATCTTACTTTGTTAAATTCTTTTAAGGCTTTATCAAGTTGTGCTTCTGTATAAAGAATCATACAAAACTTTTAATTACTAAAGACATTAACAAAGTCAAAATAATACCAGCAAACCACCACAACCTTTGATTGTTAGTGCTAATCATACTTTCTATAGAGTCCAACCTACGATAGTTTTCTTGCCATCGTTGTTGGCACACTGCTTCGTGTGTATCTAAAGCGTTGGCTACAGAATTAACTGTTGTCCTCTGTGCTACTTTCTTCTTCGTCATTTTCGACTTCCATAGTAGATGCTTCAAACGCTTTTATCATAATGTTTTTATAATCATTTGTAATTACATAATCATCGTAAGCTTCTTGCAATCTTGCTAATTTTTTACCAGATGCATTTAATTTCATAGCAATATCTTTTTGCATATCAGATAAATCTTCTGCTCGATATTCTACTTCGTTAAAAGTTATTATTACTGGTTCTTTATTTTCTATTATTTCTTCTGTCATTATTTACTCCTTTTATTGGTTAAAAAAATATTATAACTATTCTTTGAACCAATTTAAAAGGTTTTGTTTGATTTCATTATATCTTATTGGGTCAGACACTTTTAAATACACTGCTATAAAAAATATAACAAAACCTAAAATCAAAAAATAATCCATTATTCACCAATCGTTTTAGTTTCAGAAGTAGGATTTTTTTGCTCTGCTATCTGAGCATCTAAGTTAGCTGCTAATTCAGCTACTGCTTCTTCACCCATAGCAGCTATAACCCATGCTTGTACTTCTTCAGTGGTTACTTTATCAAAGTCAATAAAGCTACCAAGCTCGTCAGTATTTAAAGTTTGTGTACCATAACTAGAAGCTGAATATTCTTCATCTTCACCTTCAGTTTTAGACACACGCCAGTGTACGTTGTAGATCACATTACTATGATCTTCTTTTGTAGGGTACACATCTACAGTTTTTACATCCCATTCCATTTTATTTACCTCTTAAGTTATTTATTTGTGTTTGTAAATCTTCTATTAATTCTTGTTGTTCTTTCATACCTGCGACTAAATGCACTACCAGTTTACTGTAATCCATTGAGTACATATCTTCTTCAGAACCTACTACTGCATTAGGTACTAGCTCTTTAACTTCTTGAGCTATCAAACCTTCATCAGCTTTTCCGTCAGCTTTCCAATTATAAGCTACTGGATTAAGTTCATTAATAACTTCTAAACCTCTAGCTGTACCTGTAACATCTTTAAGTCTGGCATCTGAGGAAGTGTTGTAAGCTGTTGCTGAACCTGTTACTGAAATACTTCCAACTAAAGAATTGTCTTTTGCA